TTTATATTTGAAGTCCATAAAGACCTTGGCCGGTTCACCACCTGGTACAGATAAGATCACCTCGCTTTCAATGGTTGGCTCTGCTTGCAAGACAAACTGCATGACTGCTCCTTAGAATGCGGAAATGCACAACTCATCGTTGCCTGAAACAGGCGTCGGGATGATATTGGCATCAAACATGGCCACACCGTTTTTGCTGCCATATTTAGGTTCAGCAATTTGAGCAGCAGGCATCACAATGGCAAATTTATTACCAGGAACCGTGCCGTGTTGCAATACGATCGGGCCAAGCGTAGCGTTTTGCGCAATAGTCCACCAATCCTTATCAGCCACCTTGCCAGCCGAAATACTGATTGCACCGGACGGCTTACTATCAGACATGATCATGCGCTCTTGCACGTTGATCAGGCTATGGAAGTCGATCTGGTTTGCCATATCAAAGGTGAGAGACTCCAAACCCGCCGCGTACCCATGCACAAGCGCCAGAGGCGTATTGCGGTAATTGATCACCTGTGGCTGCATCCAGTTGGTCAGAATCACTGTTGGTTGAACAGCATCCGTCACCGGCACAAACAAACCTTGGAAACTGAAATTCAGTCTACCGATTGCGTCCATTTTGGCTTCACCAGAGACTGATCCACGGGCACCCAGGAATTTATGCTGTACGCCATCGATGTTAAAAATCAATGTGCCAGACTCTGGGTTGTCGGTGATTCTGCGATAAACACTTGCTGCACCGATCTTATATTGCGATGTTGCGTCCGTCACCGCCCAGGCTGCCGCCGCGATCTTGGCGATTTTGGAGGTGCCATCGTAGTCAACAATCAAACCTTTATTGCCAACGCCAGTACCCGCTGTAATCTCAATAGGCATGCCTTGGTAAAAATCTGTGACTGCACTTGCGCCTGCTGCCAATTTAATACCACCAGCACCTCCGCCAGCTTGACCAGTGCCGGTTAAGTCTGTCGCCAGAATGGTTTCACTAAATCCGCACATGCGCAGTAATGCACCCCATGCCGGGGCGACACCAGGCGTACCAGATCCAGCCTTTTCTACTGCAAACTCCAAGCGACCATAAATACTGGTTGGCAAGTTCTCAGCATTGCCAAAATAAGGGCGAATGGTATCCCGCTGCACAGAGGTTAGCTGCATTGGTGTCAATGTTGGCTGCCCAGCAAAGAGAATGGCATTCACTGCAGCTGAGGGAGTGGAATCCTGGCCATACACAGATTCAGTTTTTGCCAGGCAGGAAAGGACGCGTAATCGTAAATCAGACATTATTTATCTCCCTGATCAGTTTTTTTACTTTTGCTTGGAGCTTGCGCAGCCTGTTCCAGCTCTTTGGCCGCAGCTTCTTCTTGGCTAATGGTGGACTCAACCTTTTCAACATCATGTGTCTCAGGGTTAATTACATAGCTGCCACCAGACAACATATTTTCTGTTTTCATAAATGTCTCTCTATAAAACTGGTTTCAAAGGTATCAACCCACCAAATCACGCCAGCTGCATCTAGCCTAAGCAGCTGACCGCTACGAAAAATCATCGGGTCACACTCGGGCAGTGGCTGCCAGGCGATTAGCTTGCTTTTAACCTCTTTTCTAAGCGGACCGAGATCCTTAATCGCCTGCAAACCTGTCGAGTCCCGCACATTGCGAACCGCGTACACAACCACGATCTGCGCTGTTATTTGCTGCTGAATTGCATTAGTTGTAGTACTGTCACTCGCACGCTCAGCGCCTAACACAACAAAAGCTGCCGGGATGTTCGGCAGAGGGATATTCTCATCAATGTCCGCACTCCCACCTACCAGGGCAAAACTGCCGCCCGTTAACCGGTCAATCGTCTCCTGGATCATTAGTAACCGCTCAAACTTTCATCCGTAAAAACGCGACCAGGTGCAATACTTTTAACGCCGCCTGAAGTGGCCTGCACAGGCTCACCTGTGGTTGTAGCACCAAGGTTCGCAACGCCATTGCTGACCTTCGTCAGGTAAGCGATCGCATCATCACGTCGCTCTTTAACCAGCTCAGGCACCTTGATGTCATACAACTGATACCGCACCAGGTCAGCGGCAATACGAACCAGGTTTGGAGGTACGATATTCAATGGCAGCGTGTAACGGCCAGCCAGGTAAGAATCAATATCAGCGGTTACTTCATCAATGGCCCGCTGCAGAACATCCATATCCACCGCACCGGTTTTATTCCGGTCGGTGAGCTGGATAAGCTCGGCCTGGCCAAAGCTTTTCTGCAACTGATCAAGTGTGACGTAGGCCATTACTTAGCTTGGTCTGTTTTCTTAGTGCCAGTTTTAGGCTGTGCTTCGGTTTTGGCGTTTGCTGTGGCCAAGTCAGCGGTGAGCTTCTCTGTCTTGGCTTTTTCAGTTGCCAGGTCGGCTTCCAATTGCCCCACTTTGGTGTTGGCTGCGCCCAAGTCACCAGTCAGTTGGCTAACCTTGGAATTTGCAGTTTCTAAGCTGGCAGTCAACTCAATGACTTTATTATTAACCTTGGTCAGAGATTCACCTAACTGATCACCCCGGGAGGTTGCACTTTCCAGGTCAGTAGTCAGTTGGATCACCTTAGATTCAGAAGTGGACAAGTCACTAGTCAAAGTTTCAATAGTGGCTTTTGCAGCTGAGATATCGGCAATCAATTGCTCTAAATCTTCAGGAGCCTCAGCCGCTGCTGTAGATACCAAATCAAGCACTGCATTGCCATCAAACGGTTCAACAATAGCTTCACACTCTTTGAGGCCTTGAGCTTGTTCCTCGGTGAGTTCAATTTCAGAACCAGCCGCATACGGCTTACCATCAAATCGAATCGGCTGTAAACAAATAAAGGTCTGAGTTTGTTGCATGATATTTTCCTTTCAGGGAATTTACACAAGCCCTCTAATTTCCAGAGGGCTTTAATAAAACCCTAATTAAGCTGGTGCAGTAACTACGTTAGTGAACAGGAATCCACCCAATGCGCCAGCAATCACTGGCTGCACTTCATCTGTCACCGGATAGATCCAGGACTTGGCATTACGGTCCATGTATGGCTCTTCTACAATCGGGAAATTACGCAATTGGTACGTGTAGCCATAACTTGGAAGACCGGCATCAGGCACTGAACCTACTTCAGTAAATGCCACAACTACACTACGTCCCCAGATATCGTAGAAGTTACCTTGGTCATCGGCATAAACAGCATCGCCGACGACTACTTCCTTGACGTCCCACAATGCAGCCAAGAGTTCCTTTGTCACTACATCACGACCGGTATATTTGATACGATCGATAACTTCAGGGTGGGTTTTGAGAGACTTGAATACGGAAGCACCAATTTCCACTGTATTTGGACGTTTCCCGATTTTGCTGCGCACGGTTTCAATAGCATATTGAATCAAGGTGGCAGGTTTTGATGCCGGGTTATCCCACATATCAGTACCAGCCAAAACTTGTTTGTTGGATGCTGCATAGTTAGCAGGATTTGTAGCTAAATCTGCCTGTGCTTTTTCCAGACGCAAACCGATTATGTTTTGGGTTTTGTTAACGGCCATTTTGCCCAAATCAATACCTGGTACTTGATTCGCATCCTGCTGCAGCTCAAAGGGAACTTGGCCCTCCAAAGAATGTTGCTCGAGCGCATAAGGCGCACCCTGGTAGCCATAGTTAACGCGTTTGGTAGCGCCCCCAGGTGCCCGACCGGTGTTATATAGCAGGAAATCTTCCTTACCGAACTGAATAATTTTTCCGCCACGCTGATCTACAGGGACAACTGGAAAAAGTTTGTTTCCTACAAACTCAGCGTTTTTGTAGCCCTGTGCTGCTGTTGTCAAAATAGGATCAATGACACGAGCCTGACCTGGCGTCATGATGTACATCACAAACCCCATCTTAAAGGCATACTCATCTACAAACTTTCCAATGGATTCACGAACACAAGGCACGGCCATCATTAAAATGACTGGCAGCGTCACTGCCAAAATCAAACCTAAACTTTTAAACATCACAAACTCCTAAAGAAATAAAATTAACAAACCAATCACTTAAAAATGTTTCTGAAGCTAATTGTTAATCAGAATAACTTCCACAATCTGGCCAGCCGCAGTTGATACCTCACCTGGCGCTAATCGTGCCAGGGTTATCCCAGCGTTTTTGGCCACTGCTCGACCTTGGTTGTCTGTTTCCACCAACCCACCTGCAGCAATCGCGCCACCCGTTTCAACCATTGCCGTGCCATGTGTCTTGATAGCCACTTTCGCACCAATAGCTGCATCAGAATCTGTGACGCCATATGAATTAGCTGCAGCTGCTGGCACGCCTCCTGTAAGAGACACAAATCGATTTGACACCAGTGCCGCTGTAGCGACCATAGTGAGTTTTAAAAGGGAAATTTCATTTTTCACGTTTTACTCCTGTGATTGGTTAGTAATTAATTGCCTTACTTAAACTTAATGACCTGACTAACTGACCTTTTTAACCGCCGTAATAAAATCGACGTTATGCTCCTGGGCGTACTTGATTGCCTTGGCGTGCAGCTCCAATTTGTCATTAGATACAGCCATGCCTTGGGGCGCAGCAAAAGACACCGTGCCATCATCACCTTCAGCCCCTGCACCCGCATGCTCACCAAAATCAACGACCTTGGGCGCTTTTTCCAGCTGGGCTTTGTAGATGGCCAGCGGAGTCAGAGACTGCTTGCCATCACCTTCACCAAACTCTACGGTCGATTCGTCCGCTGCCAGTTTGTCCAGCATGACGACTGTGGAATCTTTATCTGCAGGCAATAACTTACCTGCCGCGATCAATGATTCAGCAAAGCTGACATGGCCTAAATGCAGCGTCTGTTTTTGCGCTTCAGCAAAGCTGGCCACTTGCGTGGCCAGGGTGGTGTTTTGGGTGGTTAATGTTTGCACTTGTGCTTTCAGTGCATCCATCTGCGCTTGTTCTTGGGGTGTCATAGGTTCTCCAGGCTCACTGGTTTCAGAAAAGGAAATGTTTCGAGGCTTATCATCATCTTGGGCCGCGTTGATCTGTAGGCTTTCGATTTGAAAGGTTGGCAAAATTCCGTCCGCTGTTTCAATGCCGTCCTTGCTGATGATCCAGTCTCGCAGAGAGCGGAATAAACCGGCAATGGTCATCTGGTCCCAGTCGGCAAATTCGACCACGCCTTCGGCGTCATCTGCAAAGCTGACAGACTTGAGGCCTTTTACCGCTGGCGGGGTGGCACCAAGGAAACCGATATGTTTTGGGTAATAAACACCAGGCACAGGATTGCCAGGGGAATCTGGGAGGTAAAAACGGGCAGAAACCTTTTTGTATTTGCCATCTTTGACGATCTCAGCAAAGTCGGCATCCACCTGGTGCGGGATCGCCTCAAGGCGTTGCGTTTGCTCGTTGAACTGCACGGCCTTCACCCAGCCATATGCTGGGTCGTCCATTTTGGGATGCCCCACTACCAGCGGGGCATCGTGCAACTCTGGTTTGTAGGCAGCAGCCGTTGCACGCAAATGATCGGCAGTGACGTGCACAACCTTGCCGCTGGTGTCGACATGCTTGCCGGGTTTGAAGAATTCGATTGGGGCTGGATTAGTCATGCCTCCATGTTAGAGGCGGGGGGATTATTACTCGATACTGACGCGTGTCAGATGGTCGGGAGAATGAGGGGCACGCTTTTTAAAAATAGCGCAAAAAGTAAATCTTGCAAAGATAATTGGTTAAATCTAAAATATAACAACCATCAAACAATATATAAAGGCCGCTAAATGCAAATAAAAGACCCTCGCACAAAAGAAGAAATATCAGCACAAAACAGAAAAAATGCAGCAGTAAAAAAAATGAGTCCTGCTGAAAAGGCTGCTAGAACCCCATCATCGAAAGCTTTTGCCATTGCAGCCTACTGCTACCATACATGCCATGCCGAGCTTGAACCCAACTCTCACAAAACAAAACACAATATCGCAAACTGCGAACAGGATATGTGCGAATTATGGCCTCATAGACCCTGGCAAAAACTCACAAAAAAGTAGCTAATTTCAAAAAATCGCAAAATGCGCCGGACACCCTGTTTTTTAGCAAAAATATAACGAGGAATATACTGCGTTAGTATGCTCGTTAAATTTTCAAATCGCGCGTCAAAATCACCAAAGACATACAAAGATAGCCACCACACAATTAAAACGCGCCTAATCGCTTAAAAATGCGTTTTGCTATTTTGCAAAAATCTGTGCCTCAAGCAATGCATTGAGCTCTTGTAAAATCGTCGTGCGCTCTTGCGGATAAAGTTGACCATCTTTAGTGATGGGTAAAAACGGGCGGGCCGGGATCATAACATTCGGGATCATGCTATTGGGTGAAGTTTTCCCACCAAATTGTTGCATAGCTGCATAAATCATCGTGCTACCTATCGTCACACTGCCATTGCCAGATTGCACCACAATTTGACTACTCAGACGTTTTGATTCACCAATCAATATCTTTTTATTAGCAATACTAGCAGCGCCCTTACTATTTAAACGGCCATTTTTAAGCACATTGCCTTTTGATTTACCCAATCGATTAGCTAATATTTCATAAGTCGTTTGGGACAGCGGCAGCCAAGGCGTGCCATCGGGGGCAGTGCTGGTCACAAAGCGTTGCTTGGTCCGAGCCATTACGCCCTCACCAATATCTTGCAAAATTGCATTGAGCGGGCCTTGGTCAAGGTTTGCAATTCGTTGTAAAACTGCCTTAAGCGCTGCGTCATCAACTTCTATCGTAAAGTTACTCATAGCAAAGCCTTGATTTATAAAAATTTAACGCGCAAAATCATGCGCAGAGGTGGATCGTTTCGGACGTCTGGGCTAGGGGATTCAGCATTAGTCACCACCTGTTTTAATCACCAGCGATTTAAAGCTCAGCGATTTATTGGTTTTTCCACGCCAAACATCAAACACCACACGATAAGTTTCTCCGCCGATTTTTTTTACAGCAATCAGCGTATCGCCATTCGCAGTCAGCTTATCCGGCTCAGTGAGCACTAGCGTGATGTATTGATAATCTTCAGGCGTTGCCATACGTTGGCCAGCACCATCAAACGCATGCGAATTCGCATGGTGCCTCACAGCATCTGCTGGCAGGTTGATTAAATAGCCTTTAACAGATTGTGTGCCGCCCAGTGCCTGGTCAGCCGCTTCAAAGTTTTCAACAAAGCCTAACCATAAGGTCGCCTTTGCATCGCCATCAAGTGCCGTTGTCACAAAATCGCTGACATCTGTCTCAGCATCAATGTATTTATTGATATCCCGCGACAAAGCCTTGGTGATCGCCGGGGCATAAGTGATGAGCTTATCCTGGACAAACTGCCTGATCGGCAGCTCAGTGCTAGCCCCCGGCGCGTAACCAAAGCCTTTATCAATGCCTACTGGCTCGCCTGTTTTAGGGTCTATCGTATCCCAATCTTTAGGTGGGGGCGTGATCTTTTCACCGGCACGAGCTGGCAAAACATCACACTCACAAAGCCAGCCGTTTTGCGGGAAGTGTGTTTTCCAAAATGGGTGATCATGCGGCAACACCGTGCCATTCCAGCTCAAATGTAATGGGCGCGGATGTTGCACTGAGTCATTGTGTACATACTTCCAGTTAGGCCGTAGCTTAAGGTATTCTGGATCTGTAAGCTGCTTGTAGCGACCGGCCATGTAACTGGTACGCATATTGGTGTTGTAGATAATTCTAGTGCGCCATGCGATACCTGCCTCGCTGCCAGCGCCTGTATAATCCACCCAGCCACGCTGCTGCACAATGCGCTTAAAGTCGCGCCTAAAGTCTTCAAGCCCACGGCCTTGCTCAGCAGCCTTATTGATCGCATTGTGCATGTCTTGCACCAGGTCTGCATTTTTGGCACCCGCCACCATAAACGCTACGTCATGCGCAGACTTTTTAATATCATCCCAGCGCTCGGTGGGCAGGTTGAGCTTTTTGCGCAAAAACTCAAGCTGCTCATAAAACGGGGTGTTAAACCCAAAGTCGGTGCTATTGGCCATCCTGTGCATCCTGAACATCGGCCATGCCTTTAAGTTCTGCCAGCGCAAAGGCAGCAGCCATCATATCGACCATACCATCCGGGCCAAGGTTGGAAAACTCTGCCACCATACTGTTCTGCAACTCGGCAAAACTAGCTGCTGTGTCTACTAGTTGCTGTATCTTACCGACTGTTTTTTGCCAATCATCCGCAGTCGCTTGCGCCAGGTCATCTTCAAGCTGGCCAGTGGCAGATTCACCAGGCTCGGCAAATTCGACCAATGGCTTACCTGGCCATCCATTGGCACTGACTGCTGCATTTCCTTCAGCGGGTTCTGCGGACTCTTCCCACTCGCCGCCGTATGTCTCTTGGATATATTTGAGTGACGGCTTAACGCCCAACTGTTTAACCTTGTTGTCGCGTTCTGCGCGTTGGTTCAAATCCTCCGGCTCTTCTACTTCACGCCATACGGTTGGGTAGGCAGCGCCTGCAAAGTTCCAGTCCGTCAGCCAGCGGGCAATCGTTGCGTTAAAGCTCATGCAAATCAGATCCGCATCCGCTTTCACAATATCCAGGCGCACATCGCTCTGCAGCTGATCATTGCCCAATCGCCCGGGCGTACCCTGCGTGCTGGCAGTTTGGCCAAGTATCACCTGGGCAATAGCATCATCCATCACCCGGACCATGCTGGCATAATCCGCTGCGCCACTACGGGTGGCTTCAAGCAGCGTAATAGCCATTCCATCAGGCGTGATCACGGCACTATCGTTTTGAATATCACGCAGCGCATTCAGCAGCTTATCCTGCTCTGATTCTTCAGTACCTTGCTGATAAGTCCCATGCGCTGTGGGGGTGCCAAACTTGTCCAAAAACTTGAGCCAGAACTTAATGCCACTGCGCTTAAAGAATACTGGCCAATACAACCAGTGAGCCAGGCCGAGGCCGTATGGCTCATCATGGTGATCGGCACCGCATGAAAAACTCAGGAATTTACGCTCTGGCAAGATCTCGCCCATAGGCTTGGCCATTGTCTTCAGACGTAAGCTCATGTCCGGGGCAAAACCAAACCGGCGACGGTCTCGCACCTTAATCGCACTCGGGATAATTCTGCTATCTGAAACATCCCAGATCATTTCGGCAACGGCGTAACCATAAAACACGCCATAGAGCATTTTCTCGGTGATATCGTCAAACTGCAGATTATTGAGCTGCTCACTCAAAAATTCAGCCGCTTTTTTATCTACCAGCTTATTGCCACCGGGCTTCACGTTCCACGGGCGGCTGGTCACAGCACTAAAGCGCTGCGCCAGGCATGTCTTCACTTTATCGTCGCGCAGTACTTCCTGGTAAATTTTGAGATCACCGGCACCCTTGAGCTGCAACAGTTTATCCTGTGGTGGCAACAAAGGCATGCCATCCACAAAGCCCCGGGTGATATCACGGCCATCCCGCGTGGTGGCTATTTCGTTTTTTTCTGGCGCGGCAATTTTTTCTTCAGCCATCATTCACCTCACATAAACCCATTCAAACTACTAATAGACTCACGGCGGCCAGCGCTGCGTAAATCACTCGGGGATAATCCCTCTTGCTTCATGGCGTAGTCCGCTAGGAATAACGCAATCGCACCGTCACCGTGGCGCTGTTGCTTCTTGTCACCGCCACGCTGTTTGCGCTCACTGGCTGGCACTTTGGGCACACCTCTGATTTTCTTGATCGCTTTCAGGTCATCGCGGATCTCATCATCGAGGGGGATATCCTGCATCAAGCCATCCTGGAAGGCAGCTTGAAAGTGCGGCATATGCTCAACGTAAAAGCTGTCTGATAAGTGAATGGCCTCAACACGCAGTTGGCCAAACTTCTGCTGGGCAAACTCGGCCAGGGCCAAACCGTTACCTGTAGCATCCATCGCAGCCTTACGAAAACGTGGCAAACGCTTGGCCACATACTCCAAAATGTATTCCTGGGCTTTATATGGGCAGTTTGATAACTCAATCCACAAGACTACTGGCGTGCGAAGGTTTTTGGCTTCAGCCAGCACCGGCATCACCGTTAAGTCACGCTTACGGCCAAAGTCCAGGCCAAACACGTGCGGGCGTGATTTGTCCAGGCGCATCAGGTGCGGCAACAAGTTCTCTTTGCACCATTCTTCAATCTCTTGCTTGCGCCGGTGTTCTGGCAGCATGGCAAAGGCATTATCCCAATGGCCACGCACAAGAGGCGTGCTATCTGACATACGTGATTGAATCAATGAAGTCGGCAAGAACACGCCGGATCCAGAGGCCGGTATAACATCCAGCTCCTCATCCGCATCTGCGCCGTAAAAGTCATACACATCATTGACCCACTTGATCTGCTCCTCTTCCACCCAAGGAATGCCCTTGCGCATACAAACACGCTTATACAGGCCATCTTCAACGGCCTGCTGGAAGGTAACGCGGTGCACAGTGCCTTTACGTTTACCAGCGCGGACCTCATTGATCAGTTCGTTAAACTGGTTGTCTTCGCCGTCATGCGTTGAAATTAAGCGCACCTTACCGCCCCAGATCAGGAAAGCCATCGCGGCTTTCACCAGCTCGCCCAGATCATCCTGGAAAGCTGCCTCATCACCTACCAGGACACCCTGACGGCCACGCAACTTTCGGGGGCGTGAAGCCAGTGCAATAATCTTGAAGCCAGACTCAGGGAAGCGGATGGAAAACGTGCGGATGTGTTTGTCGTCTTCATCCTCTTCCCACAAACCTTCTTCGACTTCACCCGCAGCCCGATTGAATACTTTGGCCCACATGGCGCAAGCCTGGATATATTCCTCCGTCATTTCCTGATCGGTGCCGATGTAGTAAACATTCTGGCCACCGGCTGCTTTTTCTGAGGCTGCAATCAGTACATCATCAGCTGCCTCGGCCCAGGTGATACCGGTACGTCGACCTTTCTCCATGA